AACAGGATGATTAGTGCTAGAACCTATACGAACATCAGAATCTTGTACTGTTTGAATAAAGGCTTTAGTGCTTTCGCTGTTAGATTTGACTTGGAAATTCGTATGAGCAGAGCCTTTTACTGTAAGGGTGCTGTCTGGGTCTGTTTCGCCGATACCTACTTGGCCACTCGAATCGATGCGCATGGCTTCTGATGCGTTGGTTTGAAAACGCATAGAGTTATCACTGTGGTCGTATTGCACTCGACCTATTGAACTACTGCCGCTATCACCAAAAAGCACCGTAGTTGACGCATTTGTAGTGCCTGTAGTAATAAATAGATTAGCATCACCAGAAGCACTATGAACATCGAGCAATCCTGACGGACTGCTAGTGCCGATACCCAAAGACTCCGCAGAACTATCCCAGAACAACTTTGCAGTCGTGCCAGTGTCTTCGTAGAAACTGATGTCTCCGCCGCCAGTGATGTTAAATGCCTTGCCGCCAGCCATAACTCTAGGATAAACAGCAAAAGTATCACTTGTTGCTCCAACTCCTCCGCCAAAAGTAATAGCTCCACTTTCTGATGCAGTTCCTAAAAACTTAAGTCTGGCAGTACCGCTTGCATCAGTATTTTTTAAGATTAAAGTTTGAGCGGAGTCAGCATACACAAGTGAAGAGTTGTCTGCGGTCGTTTCTAAAGTTCCAATCAAAGATGTAGAGCCAGCGTCTACGTTAAGGCCGTCAGCCGTCACAGTACCCGTAACGTCGATGCCTGTGGAGTCAATAGACAGTCTTTCAGCAAGAGTTCCTGAGTTCATTGTACTAAATACAATTTCACCAGTGTTTTCTGAAGTTCCAACATTCTTTATAAAAATGTTACCGACTTCATTTTGAGCAGATCCGATTACTGCCCTCATTTTCAATAATGATGCTCCATCTACTATAGCATCGCTAGTTGAATTAGCTTCAATAATTCCATTTACGCCAATGTCTGTTTTAATACCATCGGATGTTAATACACCAGTGACTTCAACGCCCGTAGATTGCGTTGTTAATTTAAAACCGTTATCGTACCAAAGACGTGCTGCTCCGTCTTCTCCAGCGCTAATTAATGTTTCGTAAGAACCACTAGACCCACTTCTTACGGTAAACGAGTTTGCAGAAGAATTATCATCAGAATCAATAGTTATATTAATTCCATCAGTTGATTTTATTTCGTCTGTTTCTACAGCAACAAACGTAGGGCTGTCAGTAGTAGCAACGCCTTGATTCAGAGCTTTGACAGCAGTTTCATTGGTCAACTCACTGTCCATGACAGCACCAGCAGCTGTGACGTTGGCTGTATCTGTTACATCTGCTCCTGCTTCAATACCATCTAATTTAGCACCGTCAGTAGCCACATCACGACCATCAAAAGTGCTGTTAGTAGTAATTGCACCAGTCATTGCCCCACCAGTTCTAGGCAATGCTGCGTCTGCCGTTGTGCCTTGTGCGGCTGTAGCGTAGTCAGCAGAGTCAAACGCTTTAACCTGATCTAGATTAGTAACCTCTGAGTCCATCAACGCACCAGCGGCTGTAACATTAGCTGTGTCCGTTACGTCTGCTGAGGCTTCGATGCCATCTAATTTGCTGTGGTCAGCATCGGTAAATACATTGGAATCTGTAGCGGCTTCTACTGCGGCTCTAATCTCGGCATTAGTTTGATCGCCTGTAGCGCCTGCTTCAATGCCGTCTAGTTTTGTATGATCTGCATCAGTAAAAACATTAGAGTCAGTAGCGGACTCAACCAGTGTACGAATCTCTGCGGCTGTTTGGTCAGCAGTAGCACCAGACTCAATACCGTCTAGCTTAGAGCCATCAGTAGCCACATCACGTCCGTCTACAGTACCGCCTACAGTAATGTTACCTGTAGCAGAAACAGTAGTAGCAGAAACAGCGGCAGGAGTAGCACCACCAATGACAGTACCGTCAATAGTACCGCCGTCGATGTCAGGAGTGTTTACGTCAGGAGACGTGAGAGTCTTATTAGTCAGCGTCTGAGTGCCAGTCAGTGTGGCAACGGTAGAGTCAATGGCAAAGGTAACAGCATTACCTGAACCAGACGTATCAACACCAGTGCCGCCTGTGAAAGTCAGTGTCTCAGAGTCCAAGTCAATGCTTAGTGCACCGCCAGAGTCAGCTTGGAAGTCTAGGTCTTGTGCGGTAACTTGCGAGTCAACGTAAGCTTTTACGGACTGTTGTGTAGGAACCAGAGTTGCACTGTTAGATGCCATGTTGTCTTCATCGACAAAGGCAGTGACACCAATCGTTCCATCAGAAATAGTTTCAAAGGTTAGGGTTCCGGTAAACGTAGGCCCTGCTGTGTCAGCTTTGGTTGCAATAGCAGTGGAGATTGCATCGAACTCTGTTTCAAATTCAGCGCCACGGATAATTTTTCCTGAGTCGCCCGTAGGTAACGAGTCCTTAGCTTCAAAGTCTGTAGTCTTAGTGTAGTTCGACATCGGAAAGTCCTATTGCAGAGAAGAAGGAGGAGAAAGGAAAGGGGGCCATTGCTGACCCCCTAGTGGACTTACTCGTCGCAAACTGCGAGGATGAATCCAGCTTCTGGACGGTATGTTTGTACACCGTACAGAGTGTCCGAAGTGAACAGTGTTGACAGGTATTCCTGCTTGTACTGTGTCTGCGAACGTACAGCCATTTGCTCTGCCATTACGAGAGCATCTTGGTGGAAGAACAAGCAACCACGAGTGTCAGCAGTAGAAGCACTGTTTTGGCCTGATACTTCCATTACTGGAGCGTTGCTTGAAACGTAGACGTCTACGCCGTAGAGGTTACCGATGAGGCCAGACTCTACACCACGTCCGCCTACAAAGTCAGAAGACACGTATCGGTCGATGCCCATGATAGACTTACGTACTGCAGGTGGAATAACGAGGACGCGGTTTTCCATAGGAACGTCAGCGTCATCCATCTTCTTGATAGCCTCACGGAAACCAAGGTCGGTAAAGTTGTCGCCTGAAGTTACAGTGTCAACAGCATAAGTAGCAAGGCCAGCAGCGGCATTAAAGTAATAGCTGTTGGTGTTAACCCAGTTAGCACCGGTGTTAGCTGGAGACTGTGTGCGAGTGCCGTCACCAAAACCAGTAGCAGCGTTGATAAGGTCAGTGTCTACCTTAAGAGCAAGCTGGTAGCCAGCGTCTTCTGTGTAGAACTGACGGAGGCTGTTGAGAGCCTGTACTTCAACGATGTCTTCGATTAGACGTGAGTACTCGAAGTGACGATCTACACTGATCTGCAACTCTGACTCAAGGTTCGCTTGGATTGTTACCGCAGTTGATTCCGCCTTAGCAGAAGCTGAACCACGAGTAGGCTTAGGGATGTGGATTACATCGCCTTTCTTGCCAGACATTTGAATGCGCTTGACAAGAGGAGCCATCTTGAGGTTTTTTTGGTATGCAGCAATAATCTCGTCACTCCAGATTTCTGGAATAAAAGTACCTGCTGCTGTTTTGTCTACCACAGCATTAGCTGTAAAGTAGGTTCCCGAAGTTTCGTTAGCCATGATTAATCTCCTTTAGATTACTTGACCCGACCCTCCGCGTATGCTGTCAGTATTTCGTCTGACAGTGCTTGGTAACGCTCAGGGTCTGTTTTCATTAGTTTAATAATGTCGGACCTGCGATACGTTTTCTTACGGGAACCCTCACCAGTGCCTCGTGCATTACCTGTATTAGCTGCCTTCAGTGTCTGCTTACGCGCCTGTTTTTCAACTTGGGCAGTCTGCTGTGCTACTGTCTTTCGCTCCTTCCAGAGTGTAAAGAGTTCGTCCGCAGAGTCAGCGTCATACTGTTGGTCAGCTGCTACAAACAACTGAGTCCTAATTTTAGATGCCTTAATCCATTCTGCAAACTTAGGATCACTAAGGATCGTTTGCATATCTGGATGTTTGGTTTGAAGCGTAGCAAGAGATGCTTGCTGTTTGTACTGCATTGAGTACTCTTGCGCTTCTTTAATTTTAGGATGATTCTCAATAGCACGGTTTACTGCGCCTTGAGGGTTTGTAAAAAAATCTATA